GCCGACCTCGCCCAGGCGTGCTATCTGGTCGAGAATGCCAATGTCGTTTCGCCGTCGGGCCTGACACAGTGGCTGGGATTTGAAGCGGACACGCTGATAATCAACCACGGCAGCAAGAACACCCTGCTGCAGAGCAACACGTTCGCCGCGCCCTACATCGGCGACATCGCGTCCGAGAACCTGCTCTACACCGGCACCCTGCCGCAGAAGATCCTCACGCTCGACGTGATGGTCTCCCGCCAGGTGCCTGCGGGCAACGCCATCGTGATGCAGCGCCGGCGGGCCGGGTTCTTCGCGGATGAGCTTCCGTATGTCGCCGGTCCCTTGTACCGGGATGAGCCGCGCAAGACCTGGCGGTCCGACACCCAGCGGGCCTCGGCCATCGGCCTCGACCAGCCGCTGTCGATCGTGCTCATGTCGGGGGTCTGATCATGGTCGCAACTGCAGCGCGCACCAAGGTGGGCGAGGGCCGGACCCGCTACCAGGCCCTGACCAACATCTCGGTGCCGCAGCGGCTTGACGGCGTGCTCACGGGCCAGAACGACCTGGTGCCCGCTGGCGAGTTCGTGGAACTGACTGAGCGCGAGGCCGCCCAGCTGATGCGCTCCGGTGGCACAAGCGGGCGCCAGCACGCAGCGATCCGGCCGGCCAGCGAGTCTGAGGAGCCGCTGCCCAGGCTGCACCCGCGGCTGCTGTCCGGCGCGATCCGCCAGCCCGTGATGCCCGCTCCCGGTGCCGAGGGGCCCCGTCCCGACCCACCCGGTGCGAGCCGGATCATCGAGACCGGGCCACCGGAGGCCAACGAGCCGCAGCCAGGCGATGAGCGCGTGGTGCCGGCCGACGCGATCGACATCGTGCCGGGCACCGCCAGGACGGGGTGAGCCATGGCTGTCGCCATCCCCCAGGCCATCCAGATGTCCTGCCCGCGGTGCAGGGCCCTGCGCAAGTTCGTCGCCATCGACGGCGGGGCGCTGTACCGCTGCGGGGGCTGTGAGTGGCAGTGGTCGTTCGGCACGCAGGCGCCGACCGGCACTGCGACCGCGGTCCTGAACGCGGGCGGCACGGCCATCACGGTGGCGTCGGGCGGGGCGAGCTTCACCAACGGGATGCTGCTCGCCTACGACACCGGGCAGCTGTTGGAGATCCTCACGGTCAACGGGTCGGCGACAGCCACCAACATCCCGGTCACGCCGGCGTCCCGCTCGCACCTGTCGGCGGTCACCTTCGGCCAGCTGCTGGTCTCCCAGTCCTTCACCGGATTTGGGGTGGACGGCGTCACCATCCCCAACCCTCCCTATGGATTCTGAATGGCTGTCAACCGGTATGTGCTCACCGCCGACGTAGCTCTCGCGGCCGGCACGGTCTCGACCGTCGTGGCTGGTGAGCCGGGCACGGGCGGTGCGGCCGGGTTCGGCAACTCCTCGACCACGGGGGGCCCGCTGTGGCCGACCAACCTGCTGCGCAAGGGCCAGGCCATCATGCTCGACCCGGCCGGCCCGCTCTACACCTCGATCGGCGCGGGCAACCTGCGCGCGTTCGTGGACGGCCAGGACACCGTCGGCCACTTCGGCCTGACCAACTAGGAGGGCCCATGGCGCTCAACCCGCGGATGGTGATCGCCGACGTCGATGTGGCCTGGGACGGTGGCATCACCCGCGTGCTGGCCGGCACGGTCATCGACGTCCCCGACGGGCACCCGCTCGAAGCCGCCTACGGGGGCACCGACAACCTGCAGAGCCTGGACGATCAGGTTGCCGCCAACCTCGCAGCGGGCGCGGGAGGCGTCACGGTATGACGACCCCGGCGCCGGTCCTGTACGCGAGCATCAGCGATCTGAGGCTGATGCTCGACTCGACCGACGCTGGCACCGGCACGGCCGCCCAGCTGAGCGATGAGCAGCTGACCCTCGCGCTGCGGTCGGCCACCGACCGGGTCTCCACCTACGCCGGGGTGAGCTACGACCCGGCAGCCAGCCCGCCGACCATGCCGGGCATCGTGCGCGACATCACGCTCGACCTCGCCGCCTGGTGGGCGACGACCTACTACCTCAAGCAGAAGGAGATGGGCGCCAACCACCCCGCAGTGCTCCGCTACACCGCAGCGATGGGCGTGCTCGACGCGATCCGCAAGGGCGAGATCATCCTCGATCCGGCTTCGGGCGGTGCCGCAGCCTCGCGGATCATCAACTCCATCCCCGCGGTCTTCACCGGGGACGACTCGACCACGGCGATCCTCGACGGCCAGCTGCAGGTCGTCACACCGGCCGACATGTGGACGCGCCCCAGGATCTACAACGACCAGTGGCTGGAATACACCGGATGAGGTTCGCCGAGGGCGCCGCCCTGCTCAAGGACCGCACCCGGTGCGGGGACGGGCTGCTGCGCGGCAGCGTGACCATCGACCAGGTCTACGCCCACTTCCAGCACGAGCGGCTCGACCTGCACCACCCGCGCGGTGGTCACGCCCAGTTCCTGACCCGCCCGCTGTTCGACAACTACCTGCGCTACATGCAGATGGTGGCCGACGACTACCTCGGCCACGGTGGCCGGCACGGCATGGCCCGCGCGATGGAAGACCTGAGCGACGAGGCAGAGCGGCAGGCGCCGTGGGAGTTCGGCGACCTGATGCACTCCGGTCACCCCGAGGTCGAGCGCGGCGGGGTGACGGTCTACGACCGCCCGCCCAAGCGGCACCGGCTCACCGAGGCTGAGCTACGGCAGAAGTCGAGGTGGCGGTTCGACACCTACCCGGACCGGCTCAAGGGCTGGATCTACTGGCACTACACGGCGCGCGGCCGGGCTGGCCTGTCCCCGAGGGGGGCGGCATGATCAGCCAGACGCAGTTGATCATCGACTGGATCTCCACCCTCGGGTGGGATGACCGGCAGGAGCTTGGCTTCCCCCTGGTGGCCGGGCCCTTCGTCCCCCCGAGCCCGGACCGGCTCGTGGTGATCACGGGCGGCGGCGGGCCCGGCTACCTCACCGAGGAAGCCACGATCGACGGGTCCAACTTCCAGGTGCGGCTGCGTGCCGCTCCCGAGGATCCGGCCGAGGGCGAGGTCGCCGCCAGCCTGCTCGATGACCTGATCCTGCGCGCGAGCTTCCCCGTTCAGATCGACGGCGTGACCATCGCCACCTGCAGCCGGGTCGGGTCCGGGCCCTCGCCGATGCCCTGGGATCCGGCAGACCAGCGGGTCGAGTTCACCAGCAACTACATGATCGCAACGGGAGTCTGAGATGCCAGTCGGACCACGGGTGACGCTGCAGCCGCTCCCCTTCAACCTCGGAGCCGCGGGCGCGCTGTTCATCACGTCCACCACGCCGGGCTACGACCTCGGCAGCCCGAGCGCGATCACCGCCTGGTCTGGCCAGGGCGGGGTGCAGATCCCCAACAACGGCAGCGTGATCCTCGGCTACGCCTGCGGCGCCACGGCGGCAGGCGTGACCCAGGTGCTGGTCGGCGACCTGGTGGGGTCCACCGGGCAGGTGCTGCCCGCGACCACCTACCAGTACACGATCGCCTCCAACACGGTCGGCTGGCTGGGCCCGTGGTCGGTCGGCAGCTTCAACCAGCAGGCCCCGACGCTGGTCACCTACGCCGGGGCGATCAACACCACGGCGCTGCTGGCCGCCGCCCAGGGCTGCGTCGTCGTGGACTTCACCACGACCACCTCGCTGGCCGTCCGCGCCTACTCGATGATCAACATCCCGTGAGGAGCCAGACGTGACCGAACAGCCACCCGCTGCCCCCGCTGCCCCCGCCGCTGCTCCTGCGCCGGCACAGGCCCCTCCCGCTGCGGCGTCTGCTCCCGCTCCCTCTGCGGCGGGAGGGCTCAGCGCGGCTGAGCAGGCGCAGCTGGGCGCGCTGCTGTCCAAGCAGGCGACGGCTGCGGCCACCGAGGGCGATGCCCGCATGAAGGTCGAGGGCGATCACGCATCGCTCAGCTACGGCGGCGTGACCGTCGGCACCGAGTTCACCACCGTGCCAGCAGCGCTGGTGGCCCCGTTCCTTGAGGCCGCAGCCGACGCCGGCGTGACG